GCTACAGACTATACCCTGAAGCAAGCCGTGTCAAGGGATTCTATGGGCAATTAGTAAAACCCATTTAATGAATATAAATGTATAATGCGTTTTTACATAACTGATAAAACGGTATAGGCACTCATTAGATACGAAACAAGGCACAAGGCGCACGGCATCACTCTCTCTCTGAGACTCTCCCTCACGCAGAGGGCCCTAACAGCCCCATAGCACGACGATAGGCAAAAGATGACCCCTAGCATAACTTGCCATCCGTAATGCACCTTCCCGTCGATTCCGAAGCTAAGCCAAAGTGGAGCCATGCTCGCCGTTATGTCAAGCCAGGCCTGTGTGTAGGGCGTATGTTCTAGTAGGGCACCATACAAAATGATTTGTTGTGACGCCATGCTGGTACCTTGCGCCAGGAGCGTTACGTTACGTTGCGCCAGGTGCGTTGCGTTGCGTTGCGCCAGGGGGGCACGCCCCCCCGGTTAGGGCGCGCGCGACGTGGTTATAAGGTGTTTATACTACCCACGGAGAATGACATGTGTTTTTTGCGATAGAAAAAGTTTCCTTTCCACGTAGCGGTGGGGGTAAACGATCCTGCGCTGTGTGTGTGTAGAGTGAGGCCCCCTTTCTTATCCAACATTTAGTGGCTAAATGAGACCACTAAATGTGGAGGCCGCTCATCTTTGACTGTGGTCGGGAGGGGAGGGGGGTTATATCTAAAAAAATTATTATAAATAAAAATTAGTAATACCCCCCTTTAGGGGGGGTATTACTAATAATAATATATATATTATATATAGGGGTTACTGTGAATTTTTTTTACGGCTCCGGGGCAGGGATATGCTCCCTCTCTTCGTGGATGTCGTAAGATGCTCACCCCCCCGCCGGTGTGGAGGATGAACACCTTACGAATCCGTCAGCTTTGAATGCAAGCTGGCTGGTAAGATGCCCATGCCCCCGTGTGCAGGATGATGAGCACCTTACGGAGGGAGGCTCCAGGTCCAAAACCACCGCCCTTATTCCCCACCGCACGCAGTTTGGTAAAATGGCAGAATTATCGCCCAATTACGAGGGAAAAGAAAGGACAAAACGTCGCATCTGGGGACGGAGGAAGGGGTTATGGGGTATACTGTGGTGGATTTTAGGGTCGGAGGGCGCTAAGGTGGAAAACCGTACCTGTGAGTGGGTGTTTGATGAGTGCAGCGGCCCCGGGTACTGGGGAGTGCTGTTCAGGCTCATTAAGCCGCCGCGTTGGATGTACCTGTGTAGCAAGCATGAGGAGGCTCAGGCACGGAGTAGGATAATAAAGGACTGGCACGGTGGGGTTAAGGGTTGGAAGGAGTAGGATGGAACGTAAAGTAGTGGACTCGACGTCAATGCTATCGTGGGGGTACGACCCGATCACCAAGCGGATGGAAGTGGAGTACCACAACGGGAAGTTATACAGCTTCTTCGGCATCCCCGAGGAGCTGTCTCGTGAACTGGATGCGTCGCCCAGCAAGGGAGGGTATATGGAGCGTAACGTAAAGGGAGTCTATAGCTACGAGAAGCTAAACTGATGACCACCGAGGCCGCGCTGGGAGAGGTGCTGCGCCAGTACGCGCTCAACCGCAGGGCGTTTATCGAAGACTGCTTCATGATAATACCCAGGGAGTCGTCCCAAGGCCCTGTCCCGATGCGCTTCACCCGTGTCCAAGAGGAGTATTGGGAACACCGTGCCCTCAAGATGGTTATCGCAAAGGCGCGGAGGGTCAAGATCAGCTCTATCATCGAGGCGGACTTCACATCGGCGGCTATACTCACCCCCAACTTCCACGTCCTACAGATGCTCCAGAAGCCCATCGAGGAGACCCTGTCGCACCATATGCCGCGTATCGAGATGTTCATCCACTCCGCACAGAAGAAGCTCGGCGGATGGCCCGTCCTCTCCGTGGACAACGTGCAGCACAAGGTCTTCGACTGGGGAGAGTCGGAACACGGGGCACGTATAGTCTCCTCAATCACGCTGGTAGGCTCCGGGTCGAAGGATGTCGTCCAGGGCGGTCAGTACGACTACTATCACATCACCGAGGTGCCGTCATACGAGGCGGACGAGATAGAAGCGATGAAACGGGGCCTCCTCGGCTCTCCCTTCGCGGCAGTACGTTACGAATCTCGTCCCGAACGCTCCGGGGACGTGTTTCACACCATGTATCAGGACGCAAAGGAGGGGAACTCCGCGTCAGTGGCCTTCTTCGTGCCATGGTTCTCGGACGAGGAGCACGACTGGCCCATCTCACGCCCGCTGTGGGATAACGCACCCGCCGCCATGGGGTATGACGACTTCCCCCTCAATGCCTCGGACGCGCTCATCAAGGACACCCACGGGCTCTCGTGGTCGCAGATGCGGTATTGGAAATATGCACTCGACTTGGCTGGCGGCGACGAGGAGATGCGCGCCTCACAGATGGCAACCGATGACACCACCTGCTGGAGGCTGGCAGGGAGCCCCGTGGTGCCCATGGGCATACTCGACTCACTCATGGATCAGGTAAGGCCACCGCTTCCAAAGGACCTCTACCCGGAGAAGGACGACCTGGGCGGTATGCTCCGTCTCTGGCTCCGTCCTCAGCTTGGTGAGGCATACGCCATCTACGCAGACCCCGCAGAGGGCTATGTTACTTCCCACGATACAGCGATTGTCATACGCAGGGCACGGGACTGGGCATATGTAGGCGAGGTACGTGGGAAGATAAGCCCCGAGGATACGGGCCGTCTCATGGTCAAGCTGGGACGACACTTCGGGAACGCACTCCTCGGCTGGGAGAGAGAGCCGCGCAGCGCCGGGATACGGGTTATCGCCATCGACCAGCACCGCTACCCCAATATCTTCACCTTCCGAGAGAAGAAGTGGGGACACCCCGACAACGAGCCGGGTCTACCCGTTACACGGTGGACAAAGGATGGGATTATCCAGTCCGTGATAGACTTTATGTCCAGTGGAGAGTATCAGGCCCCTAGCGCGGTCCTCGTAGAGCAGTATTCCATGCTCCAGAGAGAAACACGCTACAGCGCACGGGACGACAAGGTGCAGAATACCTATAACACGGCTCGGCTCGACCTACTCATGGCTGACGCGGGATGCTTCCAGATGAGAGACCAGGCACTGAGGCTCAACCGGCGCGTCCTGGCAACAAAACCCCCGGAGTACCTCCTGCCGCCATATCTGAGGTGATGAGGGAGTAGATAATGGCTCAGACGCTTAGCTCGAACGACCACATCATACTGAGGACGCTCGATAGCGCACGCGATATCTATGCTTCACGAAACCAACGTATCCGAGAGTCCTACGAGATGTACTACCAGTTCGATAAGCTACAGTCCGAAGGTGCCAAGACCATATCCACCAGTGACGTGCGCGCCGCAGCGGACATGGCGATCCACCTCCTCTCCCGTCACGGACACAGGGAACGCCTTCCCAAAAGCCTACAGGACGTCTCCCAGCAGACAATGCGGGACAAAGCGGAACGCGCTGTCAAAGGCTGGTGGAGAAACGTGGACTTCGGGCCGCACGGGTATCTCAGACAGGGTAGGAGCTGGCACCAACGCGAGCTGGGGGCGTGGCAGGTCATCACTGGGTGGGCCATCCAGTACACTGCGCTCATCCCAGGGGCGGACGGGAGCCCTATACCAATCGCGAACCTGCTGGACGTCTCCAGCGTCTACCCATTCTGGGACGGCCCGTACCAGGAGCTGAGCCACCTGGGGTATGTTTACAGGACGTCAGGGCGCCGCCTCAAGACAATGGCTCTTGTAGGTGCGTTCCCTATCGACGAGAACATACCTGACGACGCCGAAGTCTCGATACTGGACTATTGGGAGGAACGCTACAACCCACAGGACCGTAAGCAGCCTGATGTCCTCAACACCGTCTTCTACTCCATTGGCACACATTCTTCCCTCCCCGGTGCGTCAGGGAGCTGGGTGCTCCTTCGTGAGTCCTTCAACCTATCACCCAACTCCGTAGGAAAGATCAACGGCTTTCCCTGTCTCCCTTTCATCGTGCTCCGTGCCGATAACGTACCCATTGCGTCGGCCTACGAGCAGGGACAGGCAGGACTCCACTCACTCACGACGGGTGGGCTCATCGGGCCGATGAAGAAGGAGTGGGAGGCGCTCAACGAGGTCATCTCCACCTTCTGGCAAGACCTGAAAGAGGCGCTCAAGGACACGATGACCCTCGCGATACACTCCCCAGGAGGGCAGGACACCTTCACGGACTCGGAAAGAGGGCGCATCAAGCAGCTCGACTCGGACACGGGGCTATCACATCCCATCGCACGTAACCCGATAATGAGCCCGGTCAACGTCATGGTGGACTACCTACGCTCCCGTCTCTCTCACCTCTCGTTTACCTCCGAGGTGTTCGGGGATATGACCCGCGCCCTTTCGGGGGTCAGCCTCAA